CATTCCACCGGCCTCGTTCGAGGTCTTCTGTGCAAGAAATGTAATTACCGTCTCGGCTTCATAGATGCAGATCGGGTTTGGACGCAAGCCGCTTTGGCGTATTTAGCCAGATGGGATAATCGTTAAAATTCCCCCAAAATGGGATTAAAGGAGGTCGGCCGGCCAAACAAAATGCAAACTTTGTTTGCAAAATCGTTGAAAATAGTGTAGAATGTCTATTGACAGTTGACACGCCATCCTACCCCTGGCCCATTCGTGGCCGGGCAGCAAGGCGAGGAGACAATCGAATGAGTGCAGAGAATGTGAACGCTCCCGTGGTGGAGCGGACGCCAACGGCGTCTGACCCTCAGACCTTGAACAACAAGGTCAAGATTTCCAGCGATGATCGTTCTGCGCTGGAGTCCAAGATCGCGGACAAGTTCAATGTGGCTTTCGCCGACGAACCCGCCGCGACCGAGGCCACACCCACCCAGGAGGAGACACCACAGGGCACGGACGCTGCTGACAAATCCGAGGAAGCGTCAGAAGACGTGAAGGATGCGACAGAAACTTCTCAGGAGGAGAAGACAGAAGTTGAGGAGAAGGAAGCAGTCACCGATCCCGTCGTCGCGACCGCGACGAAGAAGACCGGGCCTACCCTTCCTGATTCTTATCGACGGTCACTGAAGAGTTACGGCTGGGAAGATGAGGACATCGACCAGAACCTCGCGGTGTTGGGCGACCGGTTCATCTCCACCGCGGCCAAGATTCATCAGAACCGGAATGAGGAAGTGACGCGTTGGGCCGACGCGGGACGGGCGATTCGTCAGAATCAGCCCGAGGAGAAGAAGACGGAGCTTCAAGTGCTCAAGCCTCTGGATCAATCCAAGCTGGAGGAGCATTACGGCAACGACAAGATGATCGGCGAGATCATCGGTCCTGTGAACGCGGTGATCCAACAGATCAACGCGATCATGCCAATGGTGATGAGCAGTCAGCAGGCCACAGCGCAGGCAGAGCTGGAGACGCTCGGCAAACAAGTCGAGGGCTTCTTCGGCGGCAAAGAACTGGAACCGTATCGCGAGCTTTACGGTGATTCCAAGGAACCGCTGAAGGATCAGCATTTTCAAGCTCGCAACAAGGTGCTGGATACGGCCAACGCACTGATTGTCGGTGCCAAGCAAAACGGTCGATCGCTGACGCTTGGAGAAGCGCTTCAGCTTTCGCACGATGCCGTCTCTGGCGGATTCAAAGCAAAGGCAGCTCGTACAACCCTGGTCAAGCAGGTGAAGACGCGTGAGAAGGGAATTTCCCTTCCGCCTTCCGGCCACAAAACGAGTGTCACTCAGACGGGTCCGAAAGATCGGGCGACGTTCGAGAAGGACACCGCGGCGCGGCTGAAGCGCGTGTTCACCTGATTGGTTTTTAGGGAGAGGAGATTTAGATGGGCGTTGATAATGCACTCTTGGCGGACCTGTTGGCGACTACGCTGAAGGACCTGCCCAAGAATCAAGTGGAAGTGATGTGGGATTCTCAGAACTACGAGTTCTGCCACATCTATCAGGAACATCGTCGGCAGATCGACGGCGGCACTTCGATTCAGCGAAACGTGATCCTGGATCGCAACGGCCGCGCTCGGTATCGTCGGCTCTACGACACGGATCAGCCTGCTGTTGACAACAACGTGCAGACGATCGACGTGCCCTGGTGCCAGATCGGGACCGACTACTCGTGGGATGTCGTTGAAATCCTTCGTAACAGGAACAGCGCGAAGGGTTTCATCAATCTGATCGAGACTCGCAAGCTGGAACGCATGTGGGACTTGGCTGAGTTGATCGAAGAGCGCGGTTGGAACACTCCGACCTCGGCGACGGACAAGCTGTTTCCCTACGGCATTCCGTACTACATCAACTTCATGAACAACAGCGCCACGACCGGCGGCTTTGTCGGGCAGACCGTTCGCTATGCGGGCGGAACGACCGGCACCATCGTCGCGGGCATTGATGGCTTGGTTGAACCCAAGTGGCGGAATTACGCCGACATCTACACGAAGGTTGACAATAGCCTTCTGCGTCGGCTCCGCAGCGCCGTTCGTCGCACTCGCTTCCGCCCCGCTCCGATGGTCAAGAGCATGGGCCAGGATGCGGTCGGCAGTCCCATCAAGCTCTACGCCAACGATGATGTCGTGACGGAGCTGGAGGACCTGTCGGACAAGCGTGACGACAACACGGCACCCAGCGACCTCGCGGGCAAGATGCTCCACAGCTTTGACGGCGTGGTGCATTTCAACCGCATGCCGCTGATGTACATCCCTCAGCTCGACGGCGTGACCGTCACTGATGCTGCCGCGGCCTCGTTCGCCCCCGATCCGATCTACTGTGTGGATTGGAGCAAGCTCCAGCCCGTCGTGCAGGACGGCTACTGGATGCAGGAAGGCAAGCCGATGGTGGATCGGAGCCAGCACACGACCTTCTCCGTCTTCCTCGATGGCTCGCACAACAACCTGTGCGGCAATCGTCGGACGGTCGGCTTCGTGCTGCACAAGGCCATTCCGTAACTGACGGACTGACTGATTTGTAAGCCGGGGCGGGTGTTATCCCGCCTCGGTTATTCGCGTGAGGCGGTAACTCACGGAAGAAATTTTGTAGGAGATTGAGATGAGTCAGGCAAATTATTCCAATCCCGGTGCAGCGAACCAACCTTCGCCGAGCATTTGGGCCGATTGCTCCAAAACCTTAATTCAGGATTTGGGCCTCGGGTATTTCGCCCATGAAGAGTTTCTCGGTGGGGCGACGGCCGCGGCTGTGACCGCTGCGGTCACTGTCGGCAATGGCAATCTGACCTTTGACGGCGACACCGATACGGTGTTCACCAAGAAGGCCGCTGAGATCGGTGGATACCTCGACATCGAGACTGATGGCGACGACAACGATGCGGCTGCGATCTTTAGTGCGCCGCTTGGTGCGATCACCAAGAACAGCGGCAACAAACTGTGGTACGAAGTCCGCATTGAACTCGGCGCGGTTGCCGACCAAGGCGTCTTCGTCGGCATCGTCGAGGAAGCCGGTGCGTCCCGCGACGTGATCGCGGATAACATCGCTTCCAATGGCGTTATCACGGAATCCCTCGCGGGTTTCCTGGTGGACAACGGTGATACCAATGCCTTTGACATCGTGTACCGCAAAGACGCGGGCACGGTGGTAAACCTGCTGAACGACGTGATCAACGCAGTTGCGATCACCGCGGTCGGTGGGACCGTTGCTTCGTTGGTTGCCGACACCGAAGTCAAAGTCGGTATGCGGTTCGATGGTGTGAAGCATCTGTACTTCTACGTCAACGGCTACAAGGTCGCTGCGTTGGAGCTGGATAGCACCTTCGATCAGTCGAAGACCTACAACTTCATCGTTGCCGTCAAGACCGGCACCGGCGCTGCGGTCAGCATCGCCCTGGATTGGGCTCGCTTCGCGTACCAGAGCCGTAACTAATCCGATTTCGGTCTCCTCGTGGAACTATCTTAAAAATTATCCACGAGGAGGCCATCGGTTTTTGAGAGGCAGCGATGGCAGAGCCAACAAGTGTATTGACGTTTGACAACCTGAGATTGAAGGTTGCGTTGAAGCTCGGCATCGCGTCGTATGGTGCCAATGGCGATACGGCTGCTGCGATCCCCACTGATACCCACGATCTCGATGTCTGTACGGGCATCGTCAATGACGCGATCCGCATGTTCATCAACGATGGTCCCCACCCGAACGGCTGGCGTTGGCTGCGTCCAGTTGCGTCGGTAAGCCTATGGGGCGACGTTGCGGTGGACACGGCCAATCCGATTCTCACGGCCGTTCATTCAGCCGGATTCACAACGATCACTGTAACCTCGGCGGCGTTCTACGCGTCGATGGAGCTGAAGACATTGGTGATTCCCACTGTCGGCTCCTTCGTGATTAGCTCGTACACGTCTAGTACGGTTGTCGTTGTCGTTGGCAATGCGTCTGCCGCACACGCTGCGAGCAAGACCTTCAGCATTACCGCTGATGGCAATTACACGCTGCCCCTCAATTTTGGTGGGCAGCATCTCGGCCAGATCACCTATGCCGCCGAGACTAATCGAGGCTCGACGCTCGAATGGACGGACGAATCTGTTATTCGTCTGTGGCGGCAGGACGTTTCAAGTGAAACAGGCACGCCCTTTCGGGCGGCGATTCGCATTATGGACACGGGTTCTCCTCGTCGGCGATGGGAGCTGATGATGTATCCGTTGCCCGATGAAGTGCTAGTCGTGCAGTTTCCCTACCTGCTTCATTTTGATGCGTTGGCGACGGGAACAGAAGTGCAGCCCGCTCCGTTCAGCTTCGACGAGACAGTCAAGGCCGCGTGTCTCGCCCAAGCCGAGAAGGAACGTGATGATGCGCTGGGCATCAATTGGGAATACTACAG